CCCGCCGCTCACTTCCTGCCCCGTGTCTGCGGCCATCGGGTCCGACGTGTACAAGGCGATATAGACTGTGGCCGGGAAAGTATATGCTGTATTCCGGAAAACTCCGTTCAACAGCTTGGAAGCTAAGTAATCGCTAATGTTCAAGGTGGGCCCCTCCTATTCAACCAAGTATTCATTGACTATTTTGAAGCTGCGGATTGTGTTCGTCCCCGCATTCGTGAGGACGATAACCGGCTGCGTACGGACATTCCCGCCTGAATCGATTTCAAACGAAAACGGCGATGCCGTGATGGTAGTTTCGTATATCTTTTCGGGTCCGTATGCGAACGGATCGAAGGCTACCAATGGCAAAGAGAATTTGCCGAGCCCAGCAATCCGTTCAACCGGGAATGAGCCGGAGTAGCGCACCGTGAAGTACTGCCCTGGCCGGGTGTCAAAGCGCAGCTCTAGATCCCGCGGTCGGCCGTAGCTATCGACAAGGTGCGCGGCCAACTCTACTGTTTTGACCTGCAGCTCGGCAGCGTTTTTAGTCACCCATGCGCACTCCAGCGAGAAATGCCGGGCCTCCAGGTCCGCGCCGAAGTCCCATGAACCGTGCCTTCCGGATATCTGAAGCAAACGGTCCCGGGTATTTGGGAGCGCTGGACGCTGGGAGGAGCGCAGAAGAATCAATCCGAGTTCCTTTGCCGTTTTAGCGCCTAGTTGAAAACTCATGCCATGATCCCTCCTGTTCCTCTGGCCGCTTGCATCCCGTACTCCCAAAACTCCCGGGCGAGCTGGCGGATATCATCGTCACTCCGAACATTGAAAATAGCCCCTGCAAAGAGGCCCTCAAAATTGAACGTTGCCCCCTCGCTTCCGTCCATCGTTCCCGCCACTTTCCCTGGGCGGCCCGCGGGAAACTCCGTGCTTTCCATCGCTGGAAGAGCGGCAGCCGCCATTGCAGCAGCCTGTCGCCTGATATCGCCAATCGATTGCTGCATACCTACCGCCAACCCTTCGCCGGCAAACTCCCCGATCCGCATCATCACCCGGGAAGGCGAATGAATCTCCAACGGATTGCGAATCCAGTCTGGGAGCTGGTTGGCCATTTCCTCGACCTTCTTCTTGAAATCATCCCATTTCCGGCTGAATCCCTGAACCAAACCGTCGATGATGTTCGCCCCGATCTGCCTGAGATCGATGCCTGCAAAGAAGTTTTCAACGGCCTGCCACTTGGAAGAAACCCATGCTTTCAGCTCGTCCATCTTCTCACCCGCGGCTATCGACATGCGCTGATATCCTGTTCGCACGGCATCTACAGAGCTGTTGATATTGTGCTTGGTGTCTTCTACGATGCCGTTCCAGGCAGAAGATACGCTGCGCGCAAATTTATCCCACCTGGTGAGCACTTCACCGGTTTCCCAGTCAATTTCCCGAACATGCTCCCCAGCTTGCTTCTGCGCCTCCATAACGACCTTCTGGTGCATCTCCTGGGCGCCCGCGATCGCTGCATCCCTTTGCCGCTTAGCGTCAGCGATCAGCTTATCGGCTTGTTCCGCGGAGATTGTTTTCATTTCGTCCCGCTGCTTGGTGATCTGGGCGATGACGCTGTTGTACTGCTGTTCCGCCGCTTTGACTGCCTCGTCCCGCTGTTTCAGGCTGTTCTTGACAACGTCGGCCGCTTGAAGGGCGCTGAGGTCTGCGGCTTCCTTTTTCATGCGCTCCAGCAGCACCTTTTGCTGCTCCGCCCCGGTACTCAGCGTTTCAATAGCCCGCTGCGTCATCTTCTCGCGGATAGCTGTGATCTCGTTGTATTCCAGTTGTGTTAAGCCCCGTTTCTCGTTCAGAGCTTTCAGCATGATCTCAGCAACACGCTTCTGGCCGTTTTGGACTTCAGCTGTCTCCTTCTCGGTGTTCTCTTTCAGCTTCCGCATGGCCTCGGCCTCTTCGGCGTCAGACAAAGCGCTGCTTTGGCTGAAGAACTTCTGCATCTCAGCTATTTGCTGCTGATGGCTGGTCTGAAGATTCGAAAGGATTTGATTCCCCATGCCAAAGAAGGTATCCGCGATGGTCGAAGCCGTTTTTTCTGAAACGGTCGCGCCGGACCAGTACAACTGATTCAGCTCCATCGTTGCCTTGTCGCTCAAGCCAGTGAAAGCCTCCAATGCTTTCTGCTTGAGCTCATCGGATGCGGCGCTGACGTTTGTTACCGCGCCTTGGACATCGGTATTCAATGTCTGGGCCAGTTGGTCGGCGGATTGCTTCGCAATATCCAATCCGGAAGAGAGGCCTCCAAAACCGCCGGCAGCTCCGTCTCCTTTTGCCGCTTTTTCGACCTTTTTGAGCTGCGCCTCCAGCTTCTCAAGCTCCTTAACCTGGGCCCCGATAGTCGGCGCCAGATCCACAGCCGATTTTACAGCGTCGGCGGTCGTCTTGAGACCGTCCAGTCCTGTCTTGAAGGAATCGGCAAAATTCCGTCCGGCTTCTTGCCATTTCGGGGTGTACGTATCAAGGAGCTGGACAATCTGGTCATTTTCCTTTGCAAGAATCATCTTCCGTGCTTCGGCTCGGAGGTTATCCTGCTCTGTCAGCTCATCATATTGCTTTTTGACGGCATCCTTTTCGCTTTTAAGTCGCTCTTCCGTCTTGGCCAGCAGATCCTTTTCAAGCTGTTTCTGCTCTTCAAAACGGGTTTTTGCCGCTTCTTTTTCAGCGTCCAGGTTTTCTTTCACGGTCTCAAGCTTTTGCTTCTCGGCCTCTTTGCGGTCGGAAAGCTCCGTTTTGAGTTGCTCTTTCTTCTGGGTCGCGGCCTCTTTGATCGCATCAATTTGGACTTTTAATTGGTCCTTTTGACTCTGCCGTGACTCCAAGAGCTGCTGCCGGTCATGATCCGCAATTTCTTTGTTCAATTCGGCCTGAATCTTTGCCCGCTCTTCGGCGGTTTCCGCAGCGGCCAATCTCTTCCGGATCTCGCTCAAGCGGTTTTGATATTCCTGCTCCTTGAGGGCTTTTTCCTCGGCAGCGGTTTGGCCGTCAAGCTGGTCGATCTGCTGCTGCAATGCCTTGGTCTGTCGATATGCTTCCTCGTCTACAAGCTTGAGCTTTTCGTCGTACTCTTTGTCTATCAGCTTTAGGCGGGCATCTGATGCTTTGCGCTCAGCAGCCAGTTGCTTCTCGATGCTTTTGAGTCTGGCATCGTTGTCTTTGTCGATTTGTTTAAGCCTTTGATCCGATGCCTTTTTCTCGTTTTCAAGCTGCTTTTCGATGGCCGATAGCTGAGCCGCTTCTGCTTCGTCATACTTCTTTTTCAAAGCGTTGACGATGCTTTCACCCAGCTTGTTCAACTGCTCAGTACCACTATCAACGGACTTTTTCATGGCATCGATCGTATCGCGCAGGCTGTCGACAGCAGTCTCCTTCGCCTTTTTCACGCCATCCCCGATGCCTTTCACGAGGCCACCGCCGATGGCCTTCCCTTCCGTTTGTGCGGTCTTGGAGGTGTCCTTCATGGCGCTGCCGGCCTCTTGACGGAACCGCTGAAAACTACCGGAAGAGGCTTTTAACGCCTCATTTGCGGCATCCCCAAACCGCTTTACATCCGGGATGGCGGAGCTGAAGACGTATTGAATCCCCTTGATTAGGGCGACGATCGAGGCCGACACGTATCCAAGCGGCCCAAGTATGTTCAGCAAAAGCCCCCTTAATACGGGCGGTAACTGCATGAAACGATCCCAATTCTTGTACAGGACAGCCGTTGTGGTTGCCAACGCGGCGATAGCGGCCACAACAAGACCGACCGGACCGGTCAGTGCAGCAAAAACAGGTGCCAGCGCCGAGAATCCGGCAATAATTTGCGGCAGCATACCAATGATCATCAGTAGCGGACCAGTGAGCAACGCCAGCGCTGCCGTAACGGCTCCCGTGACTGCAATGGTCGACTGAAGAGACGGCGGAAGCTTGTTGAACTTGTCGACAAGCTCGGTCAGGGCCTCTGCTATTTTCCTGATCACCGGCGACAGCGCCGTTCCGATCGCTATGGATGCAGATTCTATTGCGCCTTTCAACTGGTCTACAGAGCCCTTCAGATTGTCCTTCATGATGTCGGCCGCCTGCTTGGACGCCCCGGTGCTGTTCTGCAGTGATTTGGTGTACTGGTCGAATTTCTCTTTGCCTTGACCGATGACGACCATCATGCCGGACACGGTTTCTGTCCCAAAGATGGAAGCCAAGGCCGCCGCCTTCTGCGCTTCAGTTTGTCCGGCGAGCTTCTTATTCAGCTGATCAATGATGTCGCTGAACGGAAGCATCTTGCCTTTTGTATCCACGATAGAGACACCCAGCGCGGTCAGAACGTCTTTGGCTTCCTTCGGCGGATCAATCAGCCGCAAAAGGGCCGCCCGTAACGTCGTACCGGCCTGCTCACCTTTTATGCCGGCATTCCCCATCTCTACGATGGCGGCACCGACCTCTTCCATGCTAATTCCGAGTGCCTTCGCTGGCGGGCCTGCGTATTTCAACGAATACGCCATATCTTGTATGCCGATGGCCGACATGTTCGCCGCCTGCGCCAATACATCCGCCACATGCCCGGATTGCGATGCCTGTAAACCGAAAGCATTCAGCGCGCTGGCCATGGTTTCCGCCACGAGAGCCAAGTCTTCACCGCTGGCTGCTGTAGCGTCCAAAACACCAGGCATAGCCTTCATAATTTGGTCCGCATTGAAGCCTGCCGCAGCAAGCATCTGCATCCCTTGTGCCGCCTGTGAGGCGCTGAAGGAGGTTGAAGCGCCGAGGTCAATCGCCTGCTTTCGCAGCGCGGCAAACTGCTCAGCCGTCGATCCGGAAAGCGCCTTTACCTTTGCCATTTGCGCGTCGAATTCGGCCGCCGTATGGACTGCCGCGCCCAAGCCTGCCGCCATCCCTGCGCCGGCCGCAGTGATCGTCATTCCTGCTTTTTTGACCTGATCGAATCCGCTGCCGATCGCCGCCTTGGCCTGATCGAATGATTTCTGGAATTCTGCTCCGATCCGACCTACAATGGTCGTTTGCGCCTTGAGCTCCGCGCTCGTCTTCTTGACCTCGGACTCGATCTTGCTATATTCGGCGGCCGCTTTGTTCAGCCTGACCTCAAGATTTTGGGTCGCCTTTGCGTCGGCCCCTTTGGCCTCGACAGCCTTGGCGTGTTCCTGCTGCAGCTTCGCCACGCGCTGCCCCTGGATCTCGAGTTGCTTCGTAAGCAAATCCGATTTGGCTTTCAAGCCCTCTTGGCCTTTGCCGAAATCGGAAAGCCCGGCCGATGCCTTTTGAAATTCGCTTTGCACAAGCTTCATCTGTCGATCCAGGTCGGCCATTGACTTGTTCAAACCGGTATCGTCAATGGCAATTTTAGTCACAAGGCCAGCGACTTCGATGTTCTCTGCCATGTTCCTCCTTCACCTCCTCACAGACCCGGGATTTGATCGATGTAGTTGGTCGGCGCCTGCTGCTTCTTGCTGCTGTGTCGTATGAGCCGGAAATAATGGAGGATGTCCATGTCATCGATCTCAGGCAACGTCCAGTTTTGCTTCAACAGGGTCAAATACAGATCATTCACAAAATCAAGGGGGTCGAAGTCCCCCTCTACGAGTTTGGGGCGTTCGGGTCAGCCCCTACAGATTCGGCAGTCACGCCTACCACGCTCTGGATGCACCCGACGATCGTCGGAATCAACCTTTTAGCTTCGATACCGTCGTAAAAATCATCCCGAGTGAACTGCTTACCGAAAAGCTCCACGACATAATCAACAAGCAGATCCAATGTCGACACATCGATGTCGCCTTCTATTTTCTTTTGCATCTCCAGCGTCTTTCGGAAGATACGGCCGGACACAAAATCTTGCGTGAACGTTTTCTCTTCGCCTTCCACGCGCAGAACAATTTCCATATAGACCCTCCTCAAATTGAAAAAGAGAGGCTATGCGCCTCTCTCTAAGCCGTAGTGAATGTCGTAACCTTTGGTGCTGCCAAATCGTTTCCGGCCAAATCTTTGATGCCGGTTGTTGCGATGGTCATATAGGCTGTTGCGGCTGCCAGATTCGCGGCAGGTGTGAACGTTACTTCCGTTCCTGCGGCATTCAGGCTGAGCGTCCCGTCCACGACCGCGCTGCCATCTGCTTTTTGTACGATGAAATTGGCTGCTGTGACCGAACTGGGGCGGATCGCTTCCGAAAAAGTCCATTTTGGCTTTGTCGAAACCGCAACCTCTGTAGCTCCAGAAGCCGGCACCGTTGTTACCGTTGGTGGCGTGGTATCAGAGGTGGATTCATACACAGCAGCAAACCAATTCGAAATGACGCTTGCAGGTACCACTGGATCATCCGAGTCCACACGTGCGCGCCATTGGCCGTCTTTAGTACGAGGCAAGAACGTTCCTGTAATCGTCGGAGTTTGGAAGGACGGCGTGTCCTCTTTCGTCTGGAATTCCTCTTCTGTCGGCTGGAATTTGCCCTTATATAGCCAATAGTAGCGGAATTTCCCGTTTGATTTTCGACTTCTAAATCCAAGAGCTATATAAGGGGCATTATCATTTTTGTTTTCGATCAAGACGCCGTTAGCATCAACTTTTGAACCGATCAAGTCTGCAAGAACCGCGGGTGGCAAATCCTTCACATTTAATTCCACCGTGATGTCGCCAAGAGAATTAGTTACCTCATCGGCCTGGTCATCAGCGTACAATGTTTCACTATTTGTCGTAGGTGTAATGGTTGCGCTAATCGCGCCCGCCAGTCGATTCGGCGTATCGTAAATTTCATCTGTCTCATCGGTCATGATTGCATAATAAATGCTATCCAGACCAACGCGTACACCTTTTCCCATCGCTTACTCAACCTCCTGTATTTGCGTCCGATACCGGAGCGCTTTGTGGTAAACTTTTGTATCGTCTTCGTAAAGATCGGCGCCGCTCGTCCGGAAGTACCCAAGCCCTTTCATCGTCACGTCTATTTCAGCAGCGATAGTGGATGTACTATCCTTTGCCCAGACATCGATCTGAACCGTCACATCGGAAGCGTACGCACCGTCATCGGCAAATTCGCTGTCGTAGTTTGTTACCTCGAAAAACGTGATCCTTGGGTATTCATCCGCTCTTGGTGCTGCGAGCTGGTACACCCTCGGCCCGCCAAGAAGAGAAACAAGCGCCGCATTGTTTAGCAGCGCTTGTCTTATCTCGGTTTTGATATCGATGATCATCTGCCTTTCAGCCCCTTCCGAAATTCGGCCGCAAGCGTCTGAAGCGCCTCAGCCTTTTTCTCGTGGAAAGCAGGCTCAGACCACGGTCTGGCGCGCATTTTCGATGTGCCCCACTCCAAAAAGTGCCCCCGCCAAGCTGTCTTTTTACCAGCCCCAACCAGAACGAATTTCATTCCATCCTTTCGGCGGACGCGGCTCACCTTTATGTCATTTCGAAGGTGTTTGTTTCTTCGTTCAGAGACATCTACCCTGTTCCGCATGGCTTCCGCAATCGGTTCGCCAGCCTCTCGAAGCGCTTTGTTTTCAAGACGATCCGCGGCATCACCCAACCGGCGGCGGACGGCCTCCAGCATTTTGTCCACGCCCTGCAGTTCAATCTTCCCCTTAGCCATTCCGCAGTTCCTCCAGCGCCATGACGTGTGTTTGAGTTCGATCACCGTAAACATCTTCAAGAACTGCGCTGATACTGTATGTGCGGCCGCTATCAAGGAGCCGCATGTCCGGTGTGATCCCGGGCCGATATCGGATCTCGTATCGGACCGTGTTTTCGGCATTCACGGCAGCAGCTGCGAAGAATTCACGGCCGCGAAGAGGACGACGGGAAGCCCATACTGTGACATGATCGACCCAGTTTGGTACAGAGATGCCTTCATCATTGATCGTGAAGCCATCCTGCTTTTGGAACGTGATGCGCCGGTTAAGCCGATTAACAAGCAATTTCGTGGCCACGAATATCGCCGCCTTATGCTTTCAACGCAGCAATCACGCTGTTCAGCAACGTTGCGACCGTTGGGGCGTCTGCTGTTGCAGGATCCGCGATAGGCGTCAACGCGGCAATTTGAGCCTTTGCTTTCATCGCAGCTACAGCTCCCGCTGCATCAACTGCATTCGCCGCGATTCCGTTTAGTTTTGTCTTGTCAGCAGAACTCATAAATCCATCCGCACCCGTTGTCGCCGCTGCGTGCGTGTGATTGCCGGCTGCCGCCGTCGTGCCGGTTGTGCCCAATACAAGACTCGATGTTCCTGCACCGATCGCCACCCGCGCTGTTGCCTGATCCGCTCCTGCTGCGATGACTGTCGGCTTCCCCGTCACATCGCTCCATGACACGGAAGTCGGCCCACCCCCACCTATGTCGATGGGGACGCCGTTCTTTTGAATCTGCCCGCCATCTACGATGTTAAGCACACCACCGATCACCATTTTATCGCCGTTGACGTGGTAGTTCTTTGCACTTGATCCTGGCATTTTTATCCCTCCTCGTCTTCTGGGGGTCCATAAGCGTTTTGTAGTTGTGTCATGATGGACTGACACGTAAAGCGCACTTTATCGCTCGGCTGTTGCCCAATCAAATCACGATTTTCGTACCAATCCGCGCACAAAACGAGGCAATAGAGCTTAGCAAGTGCGTTTGTTTCGTCGAAAACGACTTCTACTGCATTGCCGAGATATGTTTCGGCTGCGCCTCTGATGATTTCGATAATGCCGTCCTCGTCGTTACCGTCAACTCGAATCCACGTTTTTGCTTCATCAAGCGTCAGAATCGCCATTGCCACTCACGCTCGCCAAATACGTCGAATATAGCGCCTCGCGCTTCTCCGCGTTGCCGTCGTCTCCCTCGATCCCCAAATCCGCAAGGAGTTTCTTCTGCTCAGGAGCCGGAAGTACTGCAAACTCCTCAAAGTTCAACGAAACCGAGGGTTCGGAATCGATTTCTTCATTGAGAAATCCCTGCTTCGTCAGGTATTGAACGCGATCCGCGTCATCTTCCGGGTATTCGTCGCCTATTTTGTACAATTTCATGTTGTGATACCGTTCGCGAAAAGCTTGAATTACCTTTGCCATGTCGCACCTCCAAGAAAAATGAGGCCGGTTTCCCGGCCTCTAAATAAATTAAGGCGTCGGCGTAATATCCAGTTGACCGAAGACGGCCGCCTCGCCGTCCCATTGCTTGTAGTCATCGCGCATGATCGTCCGCATTTCAGTCGTATCCCGGCGCCATGCGTCGCCGCCTTCACGAGTACTGGCGAGTTCGAAGAATCGACGATTGAAGACAACAGCGAATTGTTTCAGGTTGCCGATAAACAGAGGGGCACTCGTACCGGTGGACGGGAGATTGCGGTTCGATACCACCGCGATCGGGCGTCCTTTGAACATTTTGCGGCCCGGCTGCGCGATATCTTCCTGCAGGATCGGGCGACCCATACCATCGACCTGATTGTCCAGCCAATCGAATCCATCCTGGTTCGTGAGGAGCGCCGCCGAACGACTAATCGCGGGGTCCAGCGAGACGTTAAGGACCTTGTTGATCGCCTTAATGTCGGCCAGTGCCTGCGGTGTCAGCGTCTTCAGCAACGCGAGAATCTTGGTATTCCGAGTATGAACAGCCTTCCGCGCAATCCAGTTCGTAACATATCCGATCAGGTTAGCGTCATTGTCAGAAAGCAGTTCATTTGTGAGCGGCAAGAAGCCGGCGCGCTTCTTCACCGCGTAGGAGATCGGCGTAAATTTCGGGTTGTCCGTTTGGGGGATATTGCCATACTCGTCGACGTCCGCAAAAGGCGTCATGTCGGCATCCGTCTCTAGAACGCGAGATCCGGACAGGGCCGTAACATTTTCCACCGTTACGTACTCCGAAAGATCATTCCACTCGCGCATAAGCGTATTGATCTGCGTCTGAATGTCCTGCGGTACCACCAGACCAACGTCACCATCCGGGATCGCCGGATTCGTACCACCTTCGTTCATGACGGCGCGGCGCTCGTATTCACGGATTACGCTGCGCTGCTCTCCCGAGATTTCACGGCGCCGGATCGCGCGAAGAAGGATGCCTGTGTACTCAGACTCCAGTTCCTTCATGTCGCGTTCTTCGACATTGCCATTGTCGTTCAGTTCACGACCACCGAGCCCGCGGGCCTCAGTGTCTTCCAGCTCGCGTTGCAGATCGATCTTTGCCTGCAGGCTACGGACCTCGTCCATTTTGCCTTTTGCTTCCTGCGTCTTATCTTCGGCCAGCAAAGACCGCACTTCTTGTTTTGCTGTGTCCAGTTTCTGGAGCAATGCTCTCAATTCTTTGGTCATCTTCGAACCTCCATAAGTTTATTTTCTGTAAACAAAAAGAGCCGATCAGATGAGATCAAGCTCCATAAGTAATTTTTCCTTTTCATACTGATCGGCGGCTCGTTGCTCAGAAGCTTTGAAGTCTTCCAGCGAGCGGGCCGAAACCTCATTCGCTGGGTATGCCGGGAAAGCAACCGGGCTGATTTCATATAGCTCAGCGTTAAGAATGAGACGTTTATAAATTCGCTTATCCTCTCGCTTCTCGCTTGACCATTTATCCTTCGTGACACGCATCCCGAAGCTTACGCCGTCGACGTCGCCGCGTTGGATCAGCTCCCAAGCATCATTGCCGACTGTCGTATTCGGGATATCAAGCTCGAATCGGAGCTCCTTTGCGCCATCGAATACCCGGAGTGTCCCGGATTTCGTATTCCCAAGCACCTGCGCTGTATCATGGCTCCAGAGTCCGACCACTTCCCGCGTCTTCAGGCTGTCAGCGAAAGCCCCCGCCGAAATCTGCTCGACGATCGTATCACCGTACCAGTCCCGCATGTCCGCGCTGTCGGTGTCATACTTGATCGCCCCGGTGATGGTCCGTTTTCCGTCTTCACCTTCCGATGCCCGAATCTCAAGCGTCGCCGGCAGGGCTCGGATTTCCTTCGTCTGGGTCGTCTTCTTTTCCAGTTCCATCACCTCCCTTCGCCGCATAGGCGGCCCCTGCTTGAGTTATAGGCACGTAGCTACCGTTCACGAGCAGTTGATCGCCGCCCTCCATCGGCGGGAGGTTTTCGAGAGCTCGCGGCTCGTTTGGCGTCAAGAATCCTCCCTGGACGCCGATGCGGTATGCCTCGTACCTTGTCTTAAGGTCGGCCCGAAGGATCGCGTCGACATTGAAGCGGACGAACACCCCTGCATCGATTTCGTCATCTAAGAAAAGCTTCCAGGTCAATTCCTGCTCGTATCCGGTTAGCTTTGGCTGCAGCGTGTCCGTATAAAATTCCCGCTGCGTCTCCGTAACATTGGTGTGCGTCGCTCGGCTCAAGTCGTTAAGTTGGTGCATCTTAACACCGTAACCGGCTGCTATCTGACGGATTGTCAGCTGGCTATTTTCCAAGAACTGCGCATCCGCCAGATTAAGGGCAATCTGCTGGTACTGGTAGCCGATAGGCAAAAGCGCGATCCGATGAGCGTTATTAAGGCCGCTTGCCATGGATTCGAACTTCTCGCGAAAGTTCCGTTTTGCCTTTTCGTCCAGATCGCCAACGTACTGCACGATGCCGCGCGCCTGTAAGCCTTGCTTAAAGAATTTATTGACGAACTGATTTGCAGCTCCGCCATTTTCAAGCGTTGACTTGAGACAATCGAGCGGCGACAGACCAACGATTCCATCGAGCGTCACGCCGCCTTTGAAATGCAAGATTTCATGCGGCATGAGTTTCCTCTGTTCGTACCCGAGATTGACCTGATAGGCTACACTGGAACGGTTCGTAACGATGCCGCTGGCCGCCGTGTCATTGTCGACCACGATCTTTACCCGCGAAGCATCCATGGGCCAAAGGCCGACGATCCGCCCCTGCCGGTCGAATTCGATACTGGCGTAGGCATTGCCATAGAGATTGTTCTGTGCCTCAATGCATTTCCAAAAATCGTAAGCGCTCATGTACGGATTAGGTCGCAGCTTGAGCAACTGATAAACAGGATGCCGTGTCGCCCTTTGGACGCCATTCTCGTCTTCCTGATAAACCTTGATTGGCAGCTTGGCGACGGACTCCGATAAAATCCGAATACAGGAATAAACGGTATCGATCTTGAGAGCATTTTTTCCTTTAACGTTTACAGTATCCGAGTCAATCCCGAGCACTTCCAGCAGGCGCCGGTCGTCGACATTCAGCTCCAACGTCTCGCGTTTTTCCAGCCCCGATGGTACTACACGTCTGAAAAGCATTTTAGGTCATCACTCCTTTTTCGGAGGGTACCGGGCGATTGTCAATCCAATAGTTCCTAGAGTAAGGCCCAAACAATACAAGCCCGCGACAGGATGTAATTGAAATGTTGCAATGTTGATGATTGTTAACCCCGATAAAATCAATATGTCTTCGGCAAAATCCCGTAGGACATAAATTAAATTTTTCAAATCTTCACCCCCAGAGCTTGTTCAAGAATTCGTCTTCGGCAAACTCGCCAAAGTCTAGATCGATTTCTTCATACAGCATCGCTGTCGCCATAGCAATAATCAGGGCAACGATCAAGTCGATACGGTCCTTTGACTTGTTTTTCATCGGCTTGATATTCTCGTTGCCGTCCACGGCGACCACAATGTTCCCCCAGCACCAGCGCGCAACCGGGTTGGCTTCATGTGTCATCAGCCCGCGCTTCATGAGCTGCTCGATTAGCTTCATGGCCGGGCTCATATGTTGCATGGTTTGCGGAATCTCTACCACGTCTACCCCGCCCCGAATCAGCCGCTGGGACAGCATCCGGCTGTTCCATGGGTCAGTACCGAGCGTTTGGATGTCGTACTGCTTGCTGGCCGCAAGAATGCGGGCTTCGATAAAATCATAGTCCACCACATCGCCCGGCGTGGTCAGCAGATGCTTTTGATCGACCCATCGGGCATATGGCACTTTGTCTACCCGGACGCGTTCACGCATATTGTCCTCTGGGATCCAAGCATCAAAAACAGCTCGCCAATCGGGCACCCTCTCCTGCGGCGGAAACAAGTAACAAACGGCTGTAATATCCGTCGTGCTGGACAAGTCCAGACCTGGATAGCAGCGTTTGCCCACTAGATCTGACAGCCCCCACTTGCCGGTCGTCTTATCCCATAACGTCAAAGGCTGCCACCCCGTTCTTTTTAGTGAGATCCATTGATTGAGCCGGAGCCAACGGAAAAGACGCTCTGCCGACTCTTTGTTACGAGCGGTAAGCGCCTCTTTTCGTACTGCATCTATGTCAATCGTATGCCCCAGGCTCGGGTTGACCTGATACCACAGGTTTTCGTCGAAAATATCAATTTCGTTCCCGTTTTCGTCTAACCCGTCTTCCGGAATGCCGTATATTTTAACATACCACGTCGGGTCAACGATCTCGCCGGACAGGACCTGCTTCGCGTACTCATGCTGTTCCCAGCCTACGGAATGCCTATCCGGGTCGTCGCCAGCCGTCGTGATGATCCACCATAGAGGTTCTTTCCGCGCGGCGCCCGCACCGAACGTCATGACGTCCCACAAATCCCGGTTCGGCTGCGCGTGAAGCTCGTCGAAAATGACGACGGTCGGGTTAATCCCGTGCTTCGTGTAGGCTTCGGCCGACAGCACCTTCATGACTGTACCGGTTTGCAGGTTGATGATTTCTTTCCGGCTGTCGACGACTTTCAGAATACCTTCGAACTCGGGTTCCTGCTCGATCATACTGACCGCGGCCTTGTATACCAGCTTTGCCTGCTCCTTGTCAGCAGCGCAGCAGTAAATCTGCCCGCCCGGAGGGTCACAGGTCAAATGATAGAGTCCCACGGCTGCAATCAGACTTGTTTTGCCGTTTTTCTTCGGGATTTCCAGATAGGCGTATTGGTACTGCCGGTAGCCACGGTCGTTTACTGTACCGTAAACATCCCACAGAATTTGATATTGCCAGTCCAACAGCTTGAACGGCTGCCCGTAAAAGTCATCGACGGCGTGCAGCATCTGAATGAACTCGATCGGCTCAAGCGCGCGCTGTTTATCATGGGGCATGGCCGCCACCCGCTCGGCGGTTCATGAATTGCGCCATAGCAGACTTTTTTTCCTCTTTCTTCGGCTTTGGTACGTTTTTAATCTTTGCCAGTGGGTTGAGGAAAAGCCTGTCCTGCAGCTTGAGCAGCATGTCCATCTTCTTGTTGATCGCTGTCTCGATCTTCAAGATACCATCGATTGATGCTAGCTGGGCAATCTGTGACATAGCTTTCATTGCGTAGTCATCCTGCTCCAGGATGTACTTGTATAGTGATTCCGTGTCAGCAGCAATGCGATCGATTCGTTGGTATGCCTCCAACAATCGCTCGTACTCGGAATACGTTTTGCAATATAATGCGAGCGCGCCGACATCTGAGCTGGTCAGCAATTCGACACCTTGCGCAGCAGCAGATTTGTATTCCTTGATTAATTCGTTCCAGAGCTTGTTTGCGATCTTGTCCTTGGAAACGAAACCCGGCTTTTTCAATTTGGCCAGTTCCTTTTCCCCGAGTTTAACTTCTGCTTCTTGGCGCTGCTTAATTTGTTCTTTTGTCAATCGATTCGGATTGCCCTCCGCAAGATGCAGTCCGATAGGTTTCGCGTTCCGCCCAGGCATGAGGGCTCACCTCCCGAAAATTTCAAAAAACGAAAAAAGTTTGCGCGTGGGTGGCCGCCGGTCTCCGAGGCCATCGATCAGAAATTTTTGATCCTCCCCCGGTCCCCCGATTTACCTAAATCGTCTATTTTCCACGTTGTCCATGTTCCCTGTTATGGCAAGCATTACACAAGCTGACCAGATTGCTCAGCGTCAACCGTAAATGCCAAGCTTCTTTGACCTCTCGTAAATGGTGAACCATATCGGCCGTCACAATCTGCTTTTCCTTCAAGCATTGCTGACAGAGCCCATGGTCACGCATCAAAGCTTGTTTTCGTACTCGCTGCCATTCAACGCTGTGGTAGAAAGCCACAAGCTTCTTGTCTCGAACATATCGATCGTAATACTGCCGTTCCTGTTTGGCTCGATCCTGATGGCTTTCGCAGTATCTGTCTTTTGTCAGATTAGGGCACGTTGGAAATGCGCAAGGCTTTTTTGGTTTTGCTGGCATGCTACTCCAACCCCTTTATCAGCATCGTCCCTGCCCCCACCCTGGCATTCATGGGACGTTCACCCAAACGAAAAAGCCGCCCGAAGAACGGACGACTTGATCGAATTCACCTTTATACAATTCTCTCACGATATCATTTTATCACGGTTTTCATCCGAAAAAGTCCTAACATTGTCCTAAATTATTCCGAATTTAATCCGATGAGGGCTGCGAACTCTTTGAATGCCTGGCGCCTCCAAAGATAATATGTGCTAAGAGAAATATTCATTTCGTCAGCGGCCGCCGAAGGAGACAGCCCGTCAACGTAACATTTTCTAAGTAGCTCTGCATATTGCGGCTTATACTCCCCAAGGGCATCGATCGCCAAGTCCAACTGCTTCCTTTGCTGCTCAAGGTCCTGCAATTCGGTGATTCGTTCGATGGTTGCCTCGAAGTCGTCCAAGTGGCCTCCGCGCGCCTCGATCACCTTCTCAATTTTCCCCCGTAGCTCTCGCAACAGTTTATCATCCTCAGCATCGGTGCCGACACGCGGTACAGCCTCCAGCTGCGCCCGCGTCCCAACGGGGTACCGTGTCAGGTAAGCGTGGGCAACCGTCTCCAAATGCTGTTCGTGTTTGGTCAAGTACATGTATGACGGCAACCCGCGAAGCTGCCGGTGTAGCTCCTGGAGCTTGTCGTCCTCACTAACCGCGTTCAGCGTCATCCCATTGCCGATAGGGTACTTTTCAAGCACCTTCATCCTTGCGACTATTCTCCTGTAGTCTTGAAGCCGGCTTGTAACTGCTCGCTTATAGTCTTTAGCCAATGTTCATCACCTTCCTGCCTGGGCGCTGGACTTACCCTTGAACTGATCTTTGCCTTGCAAAATATATACTTGTCCGCCGAGAGAAATCACGGTCGGGATACCATTTTTGATTTTGATCGGCATTACTACCGCACGAAAGGACTGGCCGACATGCCGTTGTTTAGTCATTGCCTCATGCCCCTTTCACCTTTTGAATTCTCGCCTTCACGGCTTCCATCAGCTCATTTTGCCCCGTGGCCTTTCGCTCGAGTGCGTCGACCGTTTCCTCGTCCATCGTGCCCTCGGCCACAAGCCGCATAACGACGATTCGCCTTGTTTGCCCCTGCCGATGTACCCGGGCGTTCGCCTGCTGATCCTCCTCCAAGCTCCATATCTGGTCATACCACACAATCGTCTGACAGCTCGACTCCTGCAAATTGAGACCATGGCCGGCAGACTTCGGATGCAGCAAAAGCAGCGGGATCTCGTCGTTATTCCATGCCCGAATGTCTTCGTTCCCGTCTTTGCCCTTTCGCAGCGTCCGGGCTTGCGGGAACCGCTGCTGGATTCGTTCAAGGCTATGCTTGAAATCGTAAAATACCATGACCGGCTTCCCTTGTGCCGCCTCGATGATGTCCTCCAGCGCGTCAAGTTTAGCCTTGTGGATCTCCTTGACACCTCGATCCTCGTCATACACGGCACCGGAGGCCATTTGCCGAAGCTTGTTGCTCAGCACTGCGGCCGTCTGGGCGACAACGTCGGCGTCAACATATTCCAGAAGTAAGTCACGCTCCAGCTTTTTGTACAGCTCCCGGGCTTCCCGCGACAGCTTGACCGGTACAACGCGGTTAATCCGTTCCGGCAGCTCCAGCCAATCCTCGGCTTTCATGCTAACGGCAATATCGCTTATGGCCTCGTAAATCCGCTGCTCGGCCTCTTTTTTCTGTTTCCACTCGTAAACGACGTGGCCGCTGCGGGCCCCGGGGTTAAAGTATCGGTCACGGAAACCGGTGATCGTCTTCCCGAGGCGCTCGCCTTGGTCCAAGAGGTAAATTTGCGGCCAGAGGTCCATCAGGCTGTTCGGCGCCGGCGTACCGGTCAACCCGATTACACGTTTCATCATCGGACGTACACGGCGAAGGGCCCGGAACCGCTTGGAATTGGAATTCTTGAAGCTGCTCAGCTCGTCGATCACGACGGTATCGAACGGCCACCTGCTGCCGTATTCGCTCACGAGCCATTCAGTTAATTCTCGCCCTATTAAAAAAATTGATGCATTGCTTTTCAGCAACTTCCTCCGTTGTTCTGGTGCTCCTTCCAGAAGCACCATCTCTCGCTCAAGATGGTTTAAGTGACTCCATTTCCGCGCTTCTCTAAACCATGTGTCTTGCACGACCCTTTTCGGCCCAATCACCAATACTCTATTTGACTCGAAATAGTCATTTAACAACAAATCGATAGCAGTTAACGTACTAACAGTTTTTCCCAATCCCATCTCCAATAAGAGAGCTATAAACTGCGTATCCAGAATGCGCTCCGTCGCAAATTTTTGGTAAATATGCGGTGTATAAACTCTAGTCATTGTTCACGCCCCAAAACCGTGCTTCCGCTTCTTTTCTTGCCGCCGAAGCTTCCTCCAAAGTTATAAAAGTTCCTATTCGCCTTGTTTTGCCGTTAACGTAAATTTGTGCGATATATTTGCCGCTTTGGCCATCGTGTCTGACCCCGCGTACCCCGACCGGGGAATCTTTACGAGGGCGTTTATTGTGTTCTTGAGTTTCTTTTACGGCCCATCTGCAGTTCCTTGGTTCATAGTGGCCGTTTACATCGATCCGGTCGATACTATGATTCCTTGTAGGCCTTGGCCCCATATCTGCCAGAAACTGCTCGAAACTTTCGCGCCATTCAGGACAAACTCGGATTCCCCTACCCCCATAGTCCATGTACCGATGGTCATTTATATATTCACAACGCTTAATCATGTTGTAATACGCTCTATACTCAGGCGTTCCGGACATCCTGTGCTTGATGGCTCGGTCAACTGAATAACAACCGCAAGATGTGGATCGGCCTGAAGTCAAATGAGTACCGCGAAATTGCTTCACTTCGCCGCATTCGCAAAAGCACCACCAATAGGCTTGTCCGGTTTTTGAATTCTTGCCCCGTTCTATAACGGTCAACCGACCAAATGTCATTCCAGTAAGATCAACTACCTTCAACCTCCGCTCACCTCCGCTATGAACCGGTCGATATCCTCGACCGAATCAATCTTGTAATGGCGATGGCCTCGTTTCGTGAGCTCCTTCGCCCATTTCCGTTGTAATGGTTTAAGAGGCTCCCCGGGGGCCTTGGTTTCGACGTACACAGTCACGCCATTCGGCAGGATCACGAGCCGGTCGGTCACGCCGTTATTCCCAGGGCTTACCCATTTCGGGGCGAGCCCACCGATTCGTTCCACTTCCCGGACCAGCCTTCGCTCCAACGTTGATTCCCGCATGATGATTTTCCTCCTGAGTGATGATTACACACGCGCGCGTATAGACGTATTTGCGTTTAACCTAGGATTTGCCTATATACCCTATTTACTTTTCCTAGGTTAATTTAATTATTATTATTAAAAAGAAATATGATGTATCATATGAATCAGCAGGGCCTAAACCCTTGGTACGACTGGCTTTTTCTGACTCATTAAGGTGATGCATTTCCGATTTTTTAACGCATCATATGATTCAGTGGATGAAGCATTATGATTCACTTACCGATTTTTTAATGATCCACTTCTCAAAAGCGGTCTGCTGCCCGTAGCCCGGTACGCGGACCCGGCCCGGCAACTCTTTCCACCCCGGCATGCGGCGCATGATGTCGCAAATATTGCGGGCTTCCCATTTCGTCATCGTGCCGGCTTTGTTATGCAGGCATTCGGCCCAGATCATGGCGGCACATACGCGCTTATGGTAGTATGGCTCTCCGCCGAATTCGTCCTCCACCGGGGTCTCCAGCCACTCCTGAATGGTCCCCTCCCGCGGGTCGATCTCCAAGTGTGCAGCCTGCTGTTGTTTCGCTTCCTCGGCGGCCTTCCGATCCAGCGCCAAGGATTCCCCCGCCTTGTATAGGTGCAGCGCCTCCGCCCAGATTTGCCCCACAACCTCGTCCGTAAGATGCTCCCAATGGCTGAACCGGGCCCGCGCCGGATCTACATCTACGGGCCAAAAACGGCGGTTGCCGGTCTCGTCCCTAAGAAAGTCCCGCGTGTTCGTAGTACCGAAAAAGACGCATTTCCGCGGGAACTCAGACACTTGCCTGTCATATGCCACCCGATAACGGTCTTCTGTCTTTGACAGAAACGCCTTAACCTCGTCTACCTCGGACTTCTTCATGGCCGACAGTTCACCAATCTCGAAGATCCACCCCGCCTGCAGGTGCTCGCCGGCCTCCTTGTTCTCGAATGTCCGCAGCGAATCGCTGAACCAATCCCGGCCAAGCTTCGCCAGCAGGCTGCTTTTGCCGGCCCCCTGCGGGCCAACCAGTACTAGCATTTCGTCGAACTTGCAGCCCGGGCGATACAGCCGGGCGACGGCCGCAAGCAGCATCTTCCGCGTCACCTGCCGGGTGTAATGGGTATCCTCGGCGCCAAGATAGTCGATAAACACGGTCTCGATACGCGATATGCCGTCCCATTCGTGGGATTCGATGTACGCTTTAATAGGATGGAATGCATTTCGGTGCACAACCTCCGTAAAAGCGTTCTGAATCGTCTTGGTCGAGTTGATTTTATGGACCTTCGAAAACCAATGCTGCAGCCGCTTGTCATCGGCACCCAGCCACGGCTCGTATTCCTTGTGCGGCCGCTCAAGATCCCGCCAAGGCAGCGGCTTCCGGATGACCTCCGCATTCCCGAACGCGTCATAGGCCAACACCCCGCGCCAAACGTCATGCGAAAGGATCAGCTCAATATTGCCCGCCGTGGGAAGCGGATCGCAGGTTTTATGGTGCAGCTCCAGTTTGTCCTTCCAGTCCTCGGGCTCCTCTTCGTCTTCTTCATGATCCGGCCCGTCGTCCATCTCCCCGAACGTATCCTGGAGCTCGTCCATTTTCAGCCGCTTGACCTCCGGCAGCCCGGCCACGAAGTGCTCCATCGCCACATGACTCGGCTTCTTGGCGTCCGGCGTATGCTCCTTTACCCGCTCGTCGAGATGGCCGAACTTGTGAATCCGCACGAGGTCGAATAGGTTGTACGTCCGACCGTCGGCAACAGGATCGCTGTCCTGGTACGAATAGGCGAGGTCCTGATCCGGATATACTTCCAGCCCGTTCCCGCTGGTCCCGCCAGTGTACGTGTAGCGGTTCGGCATGGAGCCGGGGACGTAGATATCGGAAAGGAACGTGTCGATCCCCTCCTCGATCGTGAACGCCCGGCAGAACAAGCCGATCGTGCCGTACTTCTCCCGCGGGTCCTGCGCCTTCTTCCCGCCGAGCTGCGGCCCGGCCTTCGCGTCCGGGTGGCGGGGCCACTGCATAACGTCCCGCCAGTCGTCGTATTCTGCCAGCAAGCCGTCGACGCTGAGCGGCTCGCCCTCGTAAATCTCCAGTACCGGTTCCGCATCCTTGCTGCAGCTCGGCAGATACATGAGCCGGTGAACCTCGAACGTCGTCTTGTCGAAGTAGTGCATGCCGATCTGCTCCGCCAGCTTCCGGCTGACGGCGGCATACTCGTCCGGCGTCATGGTACGATCGGCCGGCACAATCAGGCGGTATTTCGGCTTCTGTGGCCGATGGCTATGGGTGGAATAGATAACGTAGGCGTAGCCGCCCAGCACCAGCTCGACCGTGAACAGGAAACCATCGTCCGCGCGGTCCACGTCCAAGGTGATCAAGCTGCGCGTATCGACGTTCTCCTTCTTCCGGCGGCCGCCCCGGACAAGCCCGCCGACGAAAGCCGGGCCGTCTTTGACCTTGCCCCGGCCGATGTTATGCATGGCGTCGTACTGCGCCATCGTCTCGGTCGTCCGCCGGACCTTCCGCAGCCGGTCGACGAACTCGTCCCAGGTCAGATATTCAGGTTTCCAGTTTGTGTCAGCCCGGTGCTTGCCGAAGCTAATATCGAGTTCCTGCATGTCTTCACTTCCTTATTCTCGAAAAGCTTCCATTTTGGTAATATTAATGCGAGGTGATTCTGATCATGTTTAAATCTGGATTTCTTCTTACCAAACCCGAACAAATTGCCGCTGCCATATTCAATAAAAGTGATGTTACTGTTTGGCAGGATGGCCGTATTCTTGACTACGGTGGCCCCATTGAATCACAAACAGAACATTCAGTTGCTATCAATGGGGCAAATTATTTAAAAGAAAATTGTGAATTCCGGATTCGATGAATAAGCTATTGAGTCCGCTTTTTGGCCAATTCTACATAGAGCGATGATAATTCAATGAGAGTGCATTCCCGCCCGAGCTTTAATGCAGCTTTTCGAGTTGTTCCCAGCCCGCCAAACGGATCGAGCACGTGACCTCCTACTGGTGCTCCTGCCAGTATACAAGGCTCGATCAATTTTTCAGGGAATGTTGCGAAGTGGGCTTCTGGGCACTGTGCCGTGGCTACCGTCCATACAGATCGTCTATTACGAAGCCCTGTTTTGTTAGAGTTATTACCGTGGCTATCACGAACTGCAGAGCTGCTGTTATTAAAGCTTTGGCCGCCGGTATACACTCCGCCTCCTCGAAACGACTTAGAATTACCCTTTCGCCTTCGCGCTTGCATAGGTCCGAACGAACCTTGTGAACCGGCAACAGGCAAATTATTAAAACCAACGGCTTGTTCTTTGACTGCTTCTTTATCGTAATAATAGGACGAGCTCTTGCTTAACAGAAAAATATATTCGTGAGCTTTCGTCGGTCTGTCCGCCACACTCTCAGGCATACAATTCGATTTATTCCAAATATTATCCATTCGCAAATACCAACCATCAGCTTGCAGAGCAAAAGCAACTCGCCAAGGGATTCCCGCTAAGTCCTTACGTTTTAGGTGGTTAACTCTAAAATTTTGATAGAGCAAACTTCCACTTTTCCTTGCCTTACTTTGCATCGGCTTATTGCCAATAACACCTGTGCCATCCGCCCATCTACCTTTATTACTGCCAATGTAACTATCGCCGTAATTCAACCATAACGTTCCGTCGTCTCGTAGCACGCGCCAGACTTCCCGGAATACATGAACTGTATGAGCCACGAACATTTCAGGTGTTGGCTCCAGCCCAAGGCATCCCGTCCATGCTGGCACAGTAATCGAAGGAAGCCCGGGCATAGGCGCATACGTGATTTCTGGCCACTCGGATGGTGGGATACCATAATCGCGTAGGCCCCAATATGGCGGGCTTGTCACGCAGGTATTAAAGCGTTTTTCCGGAAGCGTCGGCATCACGAGTAAATTATCTCCTTGAAGAATCACATCATCACCTTCCAATCCTCTTCTTTTGATCCGGTTTTCAGTTTGTGTCCGCTTAGAACGAAATATCGAGTTCCATCAATGCCACTACATTCTCAAGAGGCTTTTATGGATTACTACAAAATGGTAAAATAAAAATCTAGTTTATACAGAAATACGTTTGTTAGGGAGACGGGAATAATGTTCACACCTGAAAAAATGGAACAGCTAGAAAACCGTATAAAAAATTGGCTGTTAATTAGCTTGTTTTTATCGTGCAATATCCTATTTATATTTTTAATTATTGATAATGTTGTAGTACCAAATTTGAAGAGTATTAACCTAAAAGACTGGGATCTATTAGCGTTTTTTGGATCCATAATCGGAGGTCTAATAACTTGGCTTGGCGTAAAGTACACAATCAACAATCAAAACAAAAATGAATTTCTTAAAACCTTTAGTAAAAAAATCAGAGTTATTGACAGTATTGAATTTAAATTCACTGTTCTAGAATTTGTGCTTGAACACTATATGAGTGAACCAAACGAAACCCCCTCACTTCTTAAAGCATTTGAAGATTTTAATGAGGTAACCAACGAGACTTTGCTAGACCGAGCAGCTGAAATCGACGATAACTTCTACAACGCTGTTAGAAAATTTCTGTTTACACTCGGAATATGGAAGTTTAGCTTAGAAGAAGTAGGCGATGATCACAAAGATAACCTCGAGTACTTCAATGAACTTCAATCTTACTTAAGTAAAATAAGAATTCTCCGAGAAGAATTTATAAAACAGCATAAAAGATACACTAAGTAGCAATTATCACGCCAGCATTGCCTCCCAATCCGCCTTCGAATGTCGATCCGTCATCTCCGGCACGCAGTACTCCGGCAAATTCGCCCGGACCAGCGCCGCCGGAATGACCGGCGACACCGAATTCCCGCACTTCGCCACCTGCTCCGCCTGAGTGAACGGCTTGCCGTTGTAAACTGGATCAATAATGTACGAATCCGGGAAACCCTGCGCCCGGTACAGCTCCCGCGGGGTCAGCATACGCATGCCGATGTCGACGATCACATACGGCACGCCCCGAATATGCACTAGAACGAGACCGAACCGGTCGTGAGTCGTTACAGTGCCGAGCGGATCATCCACCGGTTGCCCGACGCTGCTGCCGTAATATGCGACCATGAACGCGTAGACCGCGCCGATGTGCATGCCGCCGGCGGTAATCGTCGGGACCGGATCGGCCATGTGGCTGCCGATATTGTCCCCGCGAAACTTAATCAGATGCGAAGAGACGATCCCGTATCTGTTGGAAGTATCCAGCGTCATGAGTGGCTGATCCAACGTTTGGCCCCGCACTTCACCGTTCCGCGTTTCCGTGTGGTACTGGATCAGGTTGGCACATGTTAACATGTGTTCATTCTTTGTAGTGATTGTGGTAAGAGGAGTCTCTAACCCGTATTGCAGGTGATCCCCGCCATATCCCGTTTGCCCAATTCGGGCAATGTACGGAGCGACGAGGCCGATCCCATTCTTACCAGTGATTGTTTGGAGAGGTTCATCCAGTCCTTGGCCACGGAAACCGTCTCCGCTGTGGTTTACGTTGACCAGATATGGCGCCATGAACGGGACGCCGCCATCTGCTGCTACTTGGATAATGAATTTGTCTATGCCCCGGGCGATCCGGCGTTTCGTGTTTTCGGCCAGTTCTCGCTTGCGTCCGAAGATTGACGGCACCGGAATCGACCAGTCGATAATATCAGCAGTTCGACGGTATGGCAGCGGACCTCCCGCCGTAATTTTGAACGGCTTCGTCGCAGGAATATGCGACGGCTCGGGCCAGACAATCGCACGGCCGTCGCAGCGGGCAATTAAGAATAACCGCTTGCGGATCGTTGGAGCCCCGTAGTCACAAGCACGAAGGATACGCCATTCGACTTCATAGCCTTGTCTCTTCAAGGCATTGACAAAACTGCGGAACGTTCGGCCCTTCTGCGACTTGATCGGTCTCCCATCCTTGCCCAACGGCCCCCAGTCAAGAAACTCCTCAACGTTCTCCAGCATGATAACCCGGGGCCGAACCGTTGCCGCCCAGCGAACGGCCACCCAAGCTAGCCCGCGGATACCCTTCTCCCGGGGTTTTCCTCCCCGAGCCTTGCTGTGATGCGTGCAATCTGGCGAGAGCCAAACCAGTCCAACCCGACGGCCAGCAGCTACTGTACGCGGATCGACAGACCAAACATTTTCAATATAATGCCGCGTTTTCGGGTGATTAGCTTCGTGCATTGCTATCGCTGCGGGGTCGTGGTTAATTGCTGCATCAACGCTCCGCCCGATTGCTATTTCGATTCCGGTCGAAGCACCGCCCCCGCCAGCGAAGTTATCGACGACGATTTCATCTTTCCAGTATTCCGGGGCAGAGAGGATCTTTAACCATTGCCGGCGACTCTCACCAACCGCTATTGCAAGGGCTCGTTGCCTTCTCCATTTCCGTCTACGGCTCATACCGGCATTGCCTCCTCTGGACTTTTAAATTTCAAGAAGATAGAATGTTAGAAAATAATAGAAAGTAGGCCGAACAACGTGACCAAATGGAACGTAGATAACTGGTTAACATTTAGTTCCGTAATCGTTGCTTTTCTTGGTGTCATTTTAACCGGAATTTTCAGTTTTTTACTTTGGCGTGCTACCATCAGAAGCACAAGGGCAGCCGAATCGAGTGCTGAAGCAGCTCGCGCAGCTACAAGGCTTGCCGAAAGTGCCGAGAGAGAACGCAAGGAAAAAGCATCTGCTATAAGAGCGCAGTTAATACTTGATATCCTCAACAAGGCCGATGTTATGCGTAAGTTTATTGTTTCTCACCAGAGAGGTGAAACTAATGTTGAGACAATGAAAAGTATCCCTCGAACTCACTCCATACCTGCTTTTCACCTCGCCGAATACTTCACCAATGAAGAAAGGCAGTTTATAAATGATGCTTGGGAGTCGTATGACAAGTACATCAAAGATTTTTGGACAAATACTAATTTTGAAATAGGGTATTGGAACCATAGCAAGGATGAAAATCAAAGAAATGCTGTGCTATTCAAACTACAGGAAAAATTTCTTTTTATACTAAACAATCTGAGGTAAATTAATCCTTCTGATAGAAATCACATTCAAAGCCGGCTGCCTGCAGCGGCAGCCCCGGCGCCCAGTCGAGCGGCCGGCTCATGATCTCCGTTACGTGTTCCACAGAGCCGGTCCCGATCGGCACGTCCAGAACGACCTCGTCATGTACATGCATAGCGGTCTTGTACCCTTCCGCATCCAACCGCATCAGGCTCTCAGCCAAGCAGTCCCGGGCGATCGCCTGCACCAGGTTCTCCACCAGCCGGCCGCCGTACGTCCGGTGCGACATCCATTTCTTTTTGACTTGGTCCATACCGTCAAAGACGAGGCCGTCCTTGTCAAACTTCGGGTCGGGCTTGATCCGCGGATTCACATAGGCAAGGCTCCGGCCACTCGGCAGATCGGCGAACAGCACGCCTGGTTCGTAGCGGTATTGAACGCCATGCTTGAGTTTGACGGTCGTTTTCTCCCGGACTGCCTTAACGGTAGCCTCCTCGGCTGCATACCAGAGCTTGACGATATTCGGATTGGCCGACCTCCACTGCTTCACAAGCGCCGGCAGCTCGTCCTCAGTAATCCCGTTCTGAAGCGCCCCCATAGCAATCAGAGCGTTCGGCCCGCCTTGATAGCCGCAGGCCAGCGTCGCCACTTTGCCTTTTGCCCGCAGCTCATATTCCGGATTGCCCTTCTTAATCCGTTCGAACGGCACCTTGAACATCTGCGCCGCCGTCGCCTCGTAAATTTTGCCGTGCCCCCGGAACACATCCAGTACCCAGTGCTCGTCCGCCACCCACGCAATGACGCGAGCCTCAATGGCCGAGAAGTCGCTGACGATGAACCGGCAGTTGGCCGACGGAATGAATGCCGTCCGGATGAGCTGTGAAAGGACAAACGGCGGCGCGCCGAACATCAGCTCCAGCATCTCGAAGTCGCCGCTCCGAAGCGTCTCCCGCGCCAGAGCCAAGTCCTCAATCTTGTTCTGCGGCAAGTTTTGCACCTGTATAAGCCGCCCGGCCCATCGCCATGTCCGGTTGGCGCCGCAGAACTGCAGCAGCCCGCGCGCCCGGTCGTCGCCGCAGATCGTCCGCGTCATGGCGGTGTACTTGTCCACACTGGTCTTTGCCATCTCCTGCCGCAGCTCCAGCACCCGGCGCGTCTCGTCATCCGGCGCCGCATCCAGTAGAACCGGCATGTACTCTTTAGACAGTCCGTCCGGCGTCTCCAGCCCGCGGTCCGCCAGCCAGCCCTTGAGCTGCTGCAGGCTGTTCGGATTATCAAGTCCGGTAATCTCCCGGGCCTCTTGCAGCAGCCGCGCCTCGTATTGCTCGTCGCAGGTAATCGCCTGCCGGACCAGCACCGGATCGAGCCGGACGCCCCGGTCGTTGATTCGCTGATCAAGGGCCCATAGCCGCCATTCGTTGGCGGGCACCGGGAACCGTTCAAGCTTCCGGCGGATCTCTCGCTCGACGACAACGTCCTGCCGGTTGTAGGCTTTGTAATCCTCCCACTTGTCCGGTGCATGGTGTGGATAGTTCCGCGTCCGGCCGCCGTTAGTCTTCGTCGGTTTGCACGGCACGCTGAAATACTTGATCAGCGCTTTGCCCTTGGCGTCCTTCTGCACCTCAAGCTTCAGCACCTCGGCGACGCCTTCCAAATATCCCGGCAACCCGAGCGTCAGCGCATGGACGGCTGTACAGCGCCATTGTTCCGCTGGCATCGGCATATGGAACCATTTAGAGAGACAAACTCTTTCGAATGCCGCGTTGAATGCCGTCTTGATAATGTCCGGATCGGTCAAAGCATAATAGACATCATCCGGTAAAGATTCAAGATCAGTTAGGTCGACGACTGTAACTGGACCGTCGTCCCAAGCGTAGGCAAACAAAAGGATCTCGAAGTCCGGCGCCTCTACGTAGCGGTGAACGCCGGCCGTTTTAAGATCAACGGAAGAATAAGTTTCAATATCTATGGTCATTTGCCGGCAACACTGCATGGTGAAATGCCCTCCAAAAGAATTCTGGTATTTCCCCTTGTTTTTTAGTAAAATTATTTTGCTAGGCACTCCTTAAAGAGAGGAGGTGCGCTACAGTGGCAGTAACAGTGAAGACAACCGTAATCGTCGATGCTCCAAAAGATGTTGAAACGACAGTAATCATTAAAATGAAACCCAAAGCATCGGCAATCAAAAAAATTATTAAAGCCAACTAGCGCCCCTCGGTTTGGAGGCATCAACGATGCCTTCACCCGAGGGGTTTAAACGTAAAATATGCATAATTGATTATTTTTTCAAAGAGAAAATCACAGCTTCTTCCCTCCATGCCGCTGCGGCCGCGTCGCGTTGTACGTCATTTTCTCCCGGATGGCCGCCTCAAGATCGATGCCAAGATGCCCGCAGGTATCGCAGATGCGGATCACCGTGTCCGCCAGCTCGATCGGAATGCCGCACGGTTTTTCGCCTTCGTAGTAGATTTCTCGGAAACCCCGGTCGTTCCGGTGCTCCTCCAACGCCTCAGACAATTCGGAGTGCATCAAAGCAATCATTTCGCCAAAGGTACGGGGCTCCTCGTACCAACCTTTATTGATCGCATTCTGGTGAGCCAAATCTTGCAAATAACCAATAGTTTTCTTCTGACGGGATTCTGTCAGTGCGATAAGCTGCAGCATTTCCGCTTCTTCTTCGTCCAACCAGCCCCGACGTGCCTGCCGCTCTGCCAACCGTTCTTTGATTCGATCCAAATCCATATAGTGAACCCTCCGGATATTTTTATAGGAAAGGGGACCCGCTGCCGAATCCCCTCCATACTGATTAATTCAGGAAATCTTCTTCGTCGCCGTCCAGATCGACATCGAAATCTTCGTTTGCGAAATCGTCGTTGACGCTCGACCGACCGCCGAGGAAATCGCCATCCTGCACTTTAACCACGTTATTCAAGCCAGCCGCGACGCCGCGATTCCCTTTAGCATCGAAAGGAAAGAAGTTAAGACTCACTTTAGCGTAGCAGCCGGAATACACCTCCGTGCTGTCCGTGATCTCTTGGAATTTGGTCTTGCCATCCTGCCCCTTGCCGATCGGCTTGGCGATACCAGGCTTATTTTTGCTTGACGCGTTCAGGAAGTAATGACCGGCATACGCTTCATCGTCCGGGCGCTCTTCGTCGCCATCCCGCAGCGGTGTTTTGCAGTTGGCCGGAATCTTGCCACCCCATTTGCTCTTGCCAAGCTCCTTAGCGGCGTCAACGGCTGCTTTGATTTTGCGCAACGTCTCCTTATCCGTTTTGGGGATCAGAATCGCCGTGCTATATTTCTCATCGCCGCCGTCAATGGATTGCGGCTCGAAGATATGAGTGTAAGAAAGACGTACCTTGCCCGTAATTACTTTTGTAGTTTGATTGTCGATTGCCATTGGTTTTTGTCTCCTTTGAGATGAATTATTTAGAATCTTTCCATTCTTTGAAATACGCGTTCCTTTTCGTGTGATTCTTGTTATTCCATCGTTGGCGAGCCTATGCCCGTCTGGTGCAATTCGCCAAGTCTCAAATCGCCACTTGCGAGCGTCGTCACCGATTTTCTCTCGAAGCCTTTTCCGTGCCAGCTCCTCTGACGGTTCAGCGATGCCGAAACACCATTGCTTCGACCAATTGCTCCATATACCCCATTGCTCTGGCATCAAAAATCCTCTCCTGCAAAATCCCCTTCGAGGCTATTCAGCTCCGGCCGTTTGTCCGTCTCCGGAACGAGAACCGGCTTGCCCGGAGGTTTTACGATCAGGCCGCCGAGCATTTCGGCAAATTCCTTCTTGCCGATCCGCTTCTCAAGCTCGCTGATCCCCAGCAGCTCCTGCGGTTTTAAGTACTGGTCCTGCGACAGACCAGCGGCCTCCAGCGCCGCCCGAGCTGCGCCCTTATCGGTAATGGCCCGGTTACTCCGACCCTCGACAAGTTTCCAATGCGGGATATGTTTGCCCATCTTGGCCTGTTCGAAGGCGTATTCCTCCACATCCTTCGCCCAGGCTTTGAGTTGTTCCGCCACATGAAGGATAGAACCGATCTCCTCCAAGCTCAGCAGCGCCGGATCGCGGAATTCGTGCTGCAGCGCAGCCATGTTCTCGTCGGCGCGCGCCCGGCAGGTCGCTTTCACCTTGCACCATCGGCAGTGATCCCCGGCTTTAAATTCACCCTCGCCAGCAAAGGCCAGCGCTGCCGCAGGCTTGACTACCGTCTCCGCCCACTCCAGCAGCTCGTCGACCGGCAGTGTGTCCGTGCTGACGCTATCAAGGCGCGGTTGCACGATCGTCATGCTTATTTCGCGGATATCATACAAGTAGCTGTATGCCGACCATGCGCCGAGGCCGTATAGCCGGATCTGCGGATTGCCGGCCGCACTGACCGGAACGCCCTTGCCGTACTTAAGGTCAATGATCTCCATCAGGCCGTCCGCGATCAGCACGACGTCGCCGGTCCCATAGCCGTCCGGCACCCATTCCGTGAAATCCAGCCGTTCCTCCAGCAGCACGACGGCATCGGAGGACCGGGCTTTTGCGGCCATGAAGTGTTCTTCGACCAGCTCCACATATTCCTGAACGGCGTTTTCCATCTCGGGGCAGTAGAGCGGATTCGCTTTGATGTTCTCCAGCTCGTCGTCGAGCCGCTTCCTCTCCTTGGAGTCGCAGATCAGCAGGCGCCGCCGAAGCTTATTTTCGGCCAGCTCGTGCGCCAGCGTTCCCTCGTTGGCATATTCGCTGCGCTTGTCTGGTATGCTCTCCTGCAGCCGGACGCTCGGCGGGCAGTTGATCCACTGCGCCGCCTTGGAGGCGCTCAGCAAAGCATGGGCGCGTTCGGCATGTGCTTGCTGCGTCAATCCCAACACCTCCCGGACTGCTGGAGCTGCTCTTGGAGGATGTTCAGTTCATTGCGGAGCCGATCGACCTCGGCCTCGGCTTCCTGGGCACGCCGGATAGCATACGCCCAACCCTCTCGGGCAAATATGAGCATCCCGGCTGCTTTAGCAATAACGTCCCGCCATTCTTTATTGACAAAGAGCATCGAGCTTTCAGCGGCGTGTTTGAGTGATTGTAGTTCTTGTTGTGAAGGCTCAGCCACCTCGCAGATAAACAGATCGGCTTCTAAATCACGTACTTGTTCGACCATCAGGCCAGCTCCTCCAAACGCTTGAGGAATGCTGAACGTCTGGCCTCCGGCACGTCCGAGATCGACTTGCTGCCGAACTCATCCAGGAGAGCCTTGATCGCCTTCTTGGCCTCCGGCGTCGTGCCAACTTCCTGCGCCTTTGCCCGCAATTCGACGACGGTCGGGGCCGGTCCGTCCTCGTCTTCCTGGACGGTATTGGATTCAGCCGATTCGTTCTTCGGCTCCTCCTCCGCTGCTGCTGAGGTGGGCTTTGTAGCCGCCCGTCCGCGGGAGGGCTTCGGGGCTTCCTGTGTTGCAGCCGGAGCAGCTGCCTGCCCGTTGATACCCGCCGCCAGAGCGGAAAGCTCTTTAATTGCTTCGCCGGCGTTTTCGCCGTTAATTTGAATAAGTACAGACATGGATGATTGCCTCCTTGAAATCCTTTATGGTATGATGATCGCGAAAAGGTTTTTAATTTTGTTGCGCAGTCGGCCCGCCAGCCGGCTGTTTTTCTTGCCGTAAAACTCACTCCGCTGTTCCGGAGTCAAGTACTTCAATACTTTGACTTTGACCTTCATAAATCCGCATTGCCTCCCCGATTGTCATCTTCTTTCGGAAATAGCTGTCCGGCAGATCGCCATCGCAAGCCAAGACGATAATCGCAGAATCGCTCATGTCGTTGCTCACCTCCTTTCAATGGTGTTCTCGTTCCACGTAAATCCTGTCAAAGCGTCTACCCACGCGTTGATTTTTTTTATTACCAGCTATTTACGATTTCTTCGATTGCCTTCAAAGTCGGCTGAGCCAACCACCAGCGCTTGCGATTCTTCTTGCGCTCATGAATCCTGACTCTTGGGTCAGGTAAAATTTCGTCTTCCAGATAGCGAACGGACATCGAGGTCAGCTCGCTAAGCTTGCTGATATCGACTAGCAGCAACTGCTGGTTGATTTGTCTCTGCAATTCACGCTCAATAAAACTTGCTATTGCTTTTTCGTCGATTTCGATGTTGATTTTCGTTGTTTGTAACAATCTCCTTCACCACCTTTCGCGCAATATCAGCTCGCTTCCTCACCGTGTTCGATCAATGGGAGAATACCTTGTTGTTTCAATAGATCGTAGATGAACAGTCGGCCTTTCTGAGTCCATTTCGTACTGACCCGAGATTTATCAGCATCAATGACATGTGTCGTTGTCTGCGTGTAGCCTCTATCCTGATATTTTGCATAAAGTAACCAAATGTCGCCTTGCTTGAATTGAATGCCTAATTCATGCAAAGTTTGATTCAGCTTGATAGCACTCATTCCATAGTCCTTTGCGATCTTAGAGACCGACAGCAACGATTTGTTTTGAAGCACCATATCGTAATAGGTCGCTTTGGGCTTCAATTCGTTAACCTGTTGAGTGAGTACCAGATTGTCCGTTGTCAACATCGCTACCTTTCGTTCCAGGTATTCATGCGCCCGTTTGATGACCATTTCCGGACTGTTCCATTTTCGCTCCAGATCGAGGAAGTACTGTCGCGCCTGTCGCCCTTTCTCATTGCGTTGAATCATGCATATTTCCTTTGCCATTTCAATGCGGAGATGATGGTCAACCATCTCCTGCTCGCCGCCAAGGGTGTCACATTTTTGAGTAACCCTTATGAAATCTACATTTTCAGCAAAGCCGTACTCGACCATGCGGGGAAACCAAACATTGTACCGAGTACCAACTTCCAAAAATTTGTGTAGATCACGCCCGCTGACAAGTAGATTTCCTTGTTCACTTGATTGTGTTGGGATGAGTTGGCTCATTTCATTACCTCACTTTCCATGCCGAGCAATTTTGCGATTAGTGGCTTTTGCTTTTCACCAGGGCGCGTCCCTTTGAAAATTTCAGACACATAAGTGACAGACACGCCGAGTTCCTGTGCTATCTCTTTCATTTTGATATTTTTCTGGAACATGATCTTTCTGGCTTCAGCCCCGAATTCAGTGTAATGTGGCATCCCTTAACCTCCTTCTCCTAATGTTTGTAAAAAATACAGCTTAATTGTTGACATTGAACCGAAAATATTCTATTATCGGTAAGAAGGCATAACCAAATAAACGTCGTTGGGGAACGATTTTTTAAAGTGGGATTCTGTCCCTCTGGTTTTTTGTTGCCTTTTTTGCCATAAATTAAGCTGTTGACATCATAATAACCGAAAATATAGATTAGGTCAACAACAATAATCGAAAATATAGATTTTTTTTGTAGAGAGGTGTATGAATTATCCTATGAGCATAGTCGAAAATATAAAGAAGTTGTGCAAGGAGCGCGGGACCGCGATTCCTAAATTAGGAGTCGAACTAGGTTTTGGCAATGGTGCTATTTATAACTGGGACAAGAGCTCTCCGTCTATAGACAAAATTCAAAAAGTCGCTGAGTACTTCAAAGTACCTGTCGATGTCGTATTGTATGGCTTCGAACTCACCAGATTTGAAGAGATGTTCCGAATCATCATGAACAAAAGAACCTGCGAACAGTTTGCCGCAGATACTGGCATCGATCTGGACACAGTTGAAAATTATGCAATGGGAATAACCACAGAGCAGCCATCCCTCGAACTGGTTAAGAAAATAGCAAATAGCAATCCATATAAAATGATTGTTGATGACGATAGCCTATTCTCGGCAGCAGGATACCCAGATAAATATAAATACGAGCCCGAAACCATCGCGGCCCACCATGAAGGGGAAGATTGGACAGAGGAAGAATTGGAAGATATCAAACAATTTAAGGAGTTTTTGAAGTCGAAACGAAAACAACAGGAGTGACGCCTTTGTTATATGACAATCTTCTTAGAGAGGCTGAACACCTTGGAATTGACATCTATGAAAAGCCGATGAGCCCAAGAAACAAAGGATTGTACGGTGATAACATCATTTGGATAAATAAAATGATTCCAACCAGAGCTGAAAAAGCTTGTGTCCTGGGAGAAGAACTCGGCCATTATCATACTTCTTATGGCGACATCCTTGACCTATCAGATGTATGTGCTCGAAAGCAAGAACTGCGAGCGAGACAGTGGGCATACTGGCGACTTGTTCCGCTGACCGAAATTGTACGGGCCTATAAAGCCTGCGTTTCAGGTCGCCACGAAATTGCTGAATTTATTGGAGTAACCGAAGCGTTTTTGCAGGATTCTATCGATCGATATCGTGAGAAATACGGGTTATTTGTTGTTTTGGACAAGCAATACACGGTTTATCTTGATCCATTAGGCGTTGCGGAATTATTTCCTGAATCATAACTTTGCGCATTCATGAAAAGTGCGAATTGAAGTAGATTATTTCTGAATGGAGGTGGTGCCTAACTATTCCGCCCTGAGAGCGTCTACCCACGCAAAAGGATGGATATGGATGGAACTCCACAAAACGAGACATGATGAAGTGTACTACTATTTTCTGAAAAACGGCGATAAGCGTTATTTGTACCGGCACAAGTATTACGATAATTTGGGCAAACGGAAAGAGAAGAAGGAAAGCGGGTTTGTAACAGAGAAGGAAGCACTCCAGGCGTTGATTGAAGTGAAGGCCGCGTTGCTGAACGGGCAAGTGAAGCAGGTTGAACATAGCCAGATGACCGTAGCCCAATGGCTGGATATTTGGTATGAGACGTACAACACTAGCTGGGAAGTCACGTCGAGAAAGCAGCGGGAAAACGCCATCAAGCACCAGATGAAGCCGCTTCTCGGCAAGTACAAGCTCAACTCTCTGGACAAGACGACGTATATCCGGGCGTACATCAATGTCCTAAAGCAGAAATACAGCGACAGGACGGTGGCGTTATTTCATCGCTTGTTTAAAATCGCGATTAACGCCGCCGTGGAGGATGAGATCATTCCCCGGAATCGTTTCCAAAAAGTCACCGTCGAGATCAATGACGAGTTGGAGAACGTCCTGACAGCGGCGGAACTGGATTTATTTCTGCAAACGGCCAAGCAATACGAGAGCATCACGAACTACACGCTCATACTTTTACTCGCCTTTACCGGCCTCCGCAAAGGCGAAGCGCTTGGCTTGCGATGGAAGCATATCAACTTTGACGAGAAAACGCTGACGGTTGAATGCACTCGCGACCGACATGGATGCAGAACACCTAAAACGAAAAACAGCTACCGTAAGATCCCGATCGATGAGGTGCTAGTTAATCAGTTGTTGACGTATCAGCGGTGGTGCATCGAGACGAAATTTTCTTTCGGAATGAAACTCGACAAGAAGGAAGACTTCATCTTTATCTCATTCCAGGACGGCGCGCCGATCGCGGAAAACATGGCCTTCTACTCGTTCAAACGTATATTCAAGATTCTTGAAAAAGAAAAAGCACCGATCAGAGAAATCAGTCCGCATGGCCTCCGCCATACACATGCAACCATTCTGATCAATCAAGGGATACCGGTCAAGACAATCGCTGATCGGTTGGGTAATACGCCGGACATGATTCACAATGTATACGCCCATTCGTTCAAGGAATACGAGTTGAAGGCGGTATCTGCTTTCAGCGGCAGTTTGACATTTGGTGGGGCGAGTGGGGCTGCAAGTGGGGCTAATTGA